CGACAAACTGGTAAGACCACCAGTGCCGCTGGATACCTGCTATGGTATGCCATGTTCAAACCTGACTCTACAATCTTAATTGCCGCTCACAAGTATACAGGAGCACAGGAAATCATGCAACGAATTCGGTATGCATATGAGTTGTGTCCGGATCATATTCGTGCAGGCTGTACCAGTTACAACAAAGGCAGTTTAGAATTTGAAAACGGAAGTCGTATAGTTAGCCAAACAACAACCGAAACAACTGGTCGTGGTATGAGTATATCACTACTATACTGTGACGAGTTTGCATTCGTTCGGCCCACCATTGCCAAAGAGTTCTGGACATCAATATCGCCCACTCTCAGCACTGGTGGTAAAGCCATTATTACTAGCACACCCAACTCAGACGAAGACCAATTTGCTTTGATCTGGAAAGGTAGTCAAAAGCGTCTGGATGAGTATGGCAACGACACTGAACTGGGCGTCAACGGATTCAGAGGTTTTCAGGCTTCGTGGGACGAACATCCAGATCGTGACGAACAATGGATGAAGGACGAAATAGGGCGCATTGGTGAAGATCGCTTCCGTCGTGAACACGGCTGCGAGTTCTTGATCTACGACGAGACCTTGATCAATGCCACCACCTTGATTGAAATGGCCGGAATTGATCCGGTACTACGTCAAGGGCAGGTACGTTGGTACGAAAAACCCTCAAAAGGGCACACTTACCTAGTGGGACTTGATCCTAGTTTAGGCACCGGCGGCGATCCTGCTGCCATACAGATTCTACAACTGCCCGAAATGAAGCAGATTGGCGAATGGCAACACAACAAGACACCTATACAACGACAAGTGGCTATTCTAAGCGAAATTCTACAGTACCTGTTTGAAGTCACAGGATCAGAAACTGATGCCTATTACAGTGTGGAAAACAACACCTTGGGCGAAGCGGCTTTGATCAGCATCGCCGAAATTGGCGAAGAAAATCTCAAGGGCATATTCCTTAGCGAGCCACACCGGGTTGGGCAACCTAGGGGTCATAGAAAAGGTTTTACCACAACCAATAAATCCAAAATTGCTGTATGCGCCAAATTCAAAAGCCTTGTTGAAAATCGAAAACTACATATTGCTAGCAAGAATTTGATTTCTGAGCTAAAGACATTTGTAGCCCACGGCACCAGCTATGCAGCCAAGATTGGTGAAACAGACGACTTGGTCATGAGCATGTTGTTGTGTGTGCGTATGCTACAAACACTACAAAGCTATGACCCCAAGTTGGACGAAACCATGCGTGATAGTACAGAAGAGTATTTGGAACCAATGCCTTTCATAATGACAATGGGCTAAATACACTAATAATTAACGGATACCGCCATGCGTGAAATAGAAAAGATATCAGAAAACTTGTTTGACAAAATCCGCAGTAGATTTGAAAACATCAACATCGGTGACGAAAAAGGGCAAGCCACAACAGACCCTGCAAAAGCCAGATTTTTCAACTTTGACTATATCAGCAAAGATGGCACAAATTTTGGTAATGTTACACTAAGTCTTATCGACAATGACAGTTTGAAAGTGTACTATGGGCAAAACATCACAGATGAATTGTCAGACGAGCAGTCCACAGAATGGTTTGACTTCTTGCGTAATCTACGCGGTTTTGCACGTAGAAATATGTTGACTTTTGACACACGCGACATCACACGCAGTAACTTAGATATCAATGCCATCAAACAGCAAAGCAAGACAGACTCAACTTATACTTCCAGCGAAGTCAATGTTGCTGAAAGTGTAGAACAGGTGATCAACGAAAGCATGTATGGTAGCCGTATCAACAGCTACGAAGATCGTGGACCAGTTACCATACGTGTCAAACACAGCGACTACATCGATCCAGAAAAGCGTGGAGCCCGTGCTAGAAAAATTGAAAGCATTTATCTTGAAACACACCGCGGTGAGCGTTTCTTAATGGATTACAAAAACTTAGACTATGCCCGTGCTCAAGCTCGTCACATCAGTGAAGGTGGTGTCCTACACGATGAACGAGGACAACATATCACTGAACTCATGAAAGAAATGGCCAGCATGAAGCATTTTGTTGCAGGTGCTCGTCGCCGACAGTTTGAAGATCGTGAAACACAGGACATGGTTCACAGTGCTTTGAAACACTATGACCAAGACAAACGTATGTTGCGTACCATGCGCGGCGCACGTGGTTATCGAGCTTATTTTGAATCTTGGATTCCCGAAGCACCAGTAGAGGAAACAGTGGACGTGGATCGTCTGCGTGAACGTTTTGTTAAGAAAGTCTATGACGATCGTTTCAACGAAGCATTACCTTATGTTTATCGTGCATATCAAAAAGAACAGGCTGCAATGGAAACTACCATGGCAGAAGAATTTGCCTTGTGGGCCAATCATCAAGTTGATGAAGATACTTGGGACACACCTGATACCCAGGATGAAAATTATGATCTTGACGAGATCATGAAGGCTCCGTTGGAAGTTGGACAAGATGGACTGAATGCCATTGCCACCATGGGTGACATTATTGGTGATGAAGATTTAGAACGTGAGTTCAAAGAACTTGCTGCCGAACAAGGTCCCGAAGCTGATGCCAGAGTCAAAATTTTATCTTGGTTAGACGAATACAGTCCAGAACTGGCTGCCAAGTATCGTACAGCATTACAACCACCTACCACCCCAGAACAACCACCTGTGCCAAATCAAACCGTGGCACCTGCTACACCTGTTCCTCAAATACAACCCACTCAAGAAAGTGTAGACAGCCTAGCCCTTTTAAGGACATTGGCAGGACTACGATAAACCATGCTACCTGATTGGGCAGAAACTGGTCAAGTCGGTCGTTGTCATATTCTTTACGGCGGATTCAATCCTCGTTGGGCAGCCGGACGATTAGAACGAGCAGTTGTTGATAGTGTAGCCAAGCAACTTGATAAAAAATATTCTGGAACCACAGCAGTGGTAGTGCCAAGCTGGTATGAACCCAGTTCAGTTGCTGAATGGATTAATCAGCGGTCACCGCTACGCACAATAATCTGTAGTCTAACTGATCCATTGAGCTTCCAGTGGGAACATTCAGTATTTGGATACGGCGATATCAAATATGATTTTTGGGCTGTGGCCTGTGAACAAAATTTCAAACAGTACCAATACCAAGACCTGTTGCCAACTCAATTTGATTTTTTATTTTTAAATTACAATCGCAAACCACATACACACAGAGTAGAACTGGTAGAAGCTTTTGAGCAAGCAGGTATAATCAATCTTGGTTGTACCACACTGGGAGGATCACCATACACAGTCAACGATGTGGATGCAGATTATCTCAACACCGGGGCCAATGACGTGGTTGGCGATATTGGAATACCCAACGATATATACAGTCTTGGCCAAATTGGCATTTGGCAACGTTCTTTTATTAACATAGTGAGTGAAACACAATTTGCCAACCACAGTTGGTTCATTAGCGAAAAAACCTTCAAGCCCATCATCGGACTCAGACCTTTTATTGTCAACGGCAATCCAAAAATATACACTTGGCTACGTGATGCAGGCTTTGACTGCTTTGAAGATATATTTCCTGTTGAAGATCTAATAAGTTCCTCTAGCATAGGGCATAGTCATAAATTAATAGTAGATTCAATAAAGTCTTTTGCAGATCGTGATATCAAGTCTTTGTATCATCAACTACTGCCCAGACTAATCAACAATCAAACACATTTCTATGAATACACAGCCAGTCAACAGAATACTCAAAGCAATCTCGGAACAGTTCTTTGATCAAGTAATTTTTGTTATTGATGACCTGGTGTTTGTCAATTTAGATTGGTTAACGAATCGCAACTATCAATTTGAAGGTGTAAATGAATTTCTATACACTATCAATCAATATAAAAATCATAAATTAATATTCATGATCAGGGATGGAGTAAATGCTCGATTCACTGGCATGATAGAAATAATCAAACAGGTCATTGATGATCTCAACCTAAACGATAAATCCTGTTACATATACGGGTATGAAAATCTTTACATTCCCCACACCACACATTTAGAACTTGATGCAGTATCCATGTGGTCAGGACAGACTTATGCCATAATCAAAGATTTGCCCTTGGCCAGCAATCAGTTCAACAAACGATTCTGTGCCATGTACGGAAGATCTGATATGTTCAGATTAAAGTTATATCAACACCTAGCAATGCACCACAGTGATACCAGCCTACTGAGTTTTAATAGTGGTGCTGTACACTATAATCATAGATTTGCCAACGCATTTCAAGATGATTATGATTGGTTCGCCCAACACGGTGGCCGGGTCATAGATTATGAATCCGGGTATGGATCAGTATTGTACCAAAAGGCCCTGGATGATATACACCATCATTACCAAACATATTTTTTAGAAGTTGTTGCAGAAACCGATGTACACAGCAATCGTTTCTTTACGGAAAAAACTGTAAAGAACTTTCACTTGGGTAAACCATTTTTGTTGTTGAATGGACAGCACAGTCTGGCACATCTACAGAACATTGGATTCCAAACTTTTTCGCCTTGGATCAATGAAAGCTATGATTTAGTATCAAACTGTCGTGATAGACTTGCTGCCATCCAACTCGAAATTGATAGACTGGCACAAATGAGTATGTCCCAACTACAGCAGATGCACATAGATATGATGCCAGTTTTCGAACATAACCGACAGCATTTTGAGCAAATGGCTTTGGAATAAAAATATAAAAAATTGCTTGACATCATAAATACATTTGTTATACACTAGCAGGGTGCTAGAGTATATCTAGGCATTAAAAGACCATCTTAACTTATAAAGGAAATCATCATGGCAACATCTTTAGCAGAAATTCGCGCAAAACTACAAGCTCAACAAGGTCGCGGTCAAGGCGGCGGTCAAAGTCAAGGCGATAACGCCATTTACGCTCACTGGAACATTGCAGAAGGCTCAACAGCCCGAGTACGCTTCCTACCTGACGCAGACAACAAAAACTCATTTTTCTGGATTGAACGTGCAATGATCAAATTGCCATTTGCTGGCATCAAAGGTCAAGCAGACAGCAAGCCCGTCATTGTGCAAGTTCCTTGCGTTGAAATGTGGGGTGACGCTTGTCCAGTGTTGGCAGAAGTACGCACCTGGTTCAAAGACCCAGCATTGGAAGATATGGGTCGTAAGTATTGGAAAAAGAAATCATACTTGTTCCAAGGTTTTGTGCGTGACAATCCTCTCAGCGATGATAAGACTCCTGAGAATCCAATCCGTCGTTTCATCATCAGCCCACAGATCTTTAACTTGATCAAGAACGCCTTAATGGACCCAGACATGGAAAACTTACCAACCGACTACACCGGTGGTCTTGATTTTACAATCAAGAAAACCAGCAAAGGTGGCTATGCTGACTACAGCACCAGCACTTGGGCACGTAAAGAGTCGGCACTGACCAGTCAAGAACAAGGCGCCATTGATCAATTTGGTTTGTACAACTTGGCAGATTTCTTGCCCAAGCGTCCCGGTGAGGTTGAACTCAAGGTCATCAAAGAAATGTTCGAAGCTTCGGTTGACGGCCAGCCATATGATCCAGATCGTTGGAGCCAATACTTCAAGCCTGCAGGCTTTGGTGGCAGCGATCGTGGTGAGTCTGCACCAGCAGTATCTGCTCCGGCAGCAACAGCACCCAAGTTGACAGTTGTTGATACAACTCCTCCTTTTGATGTTGATGATGAGCCAGCAGAAGCTGTCGCGCCAGTTGTGACAGCCGCCAAGCCAACCAGCGACAAAGCGGCCGACATCTTGGCAATGATACGCAATCGTAAGACAACTTAAGGTATTTGGTGTTATCACAACTTGATAACATTATTTTTCCTGACCGCTGTGAAGTATTAGAAATAGTACCTTCACAGCGGTATGTCTATCCTATATTCAAAAATGGCAGTACCAGTTTGTACAAAAAAGGATATAGAGTATTGGCCCAAGAGGAACTGAGCCAACTCACTGAAGTGGAAATATTTGTTCGTGATCCAGTTGAAAGATTCTTCACCGGACTACAGACATTTTTAAATCACAATCCTGATTACGATACCAAGACCACAATCGCCTTGGTGCAAAATCATTTGTTTTTGAATCGACACTTTTGTCCACAGTTTCATTGGTTGGTCAATCTACAAAGATTTGTACAGCCCAAGATCAAAATTAGTCCATTGATGCAGTTACGGGAACTTGTGCCCGAAATCAGTAACCCATCATCAGCAATCAATCCTGGTATAGATTTGGATCACCCCAAGATACAATTCTATTGTCAAATTGACAAAGTGCTGACCCAGGATTTGCTTGGCAGAACAGTATCGTTTTCTACCATATTAAAAACTTTGCAGGCTAAGTATCCAGATATCTACCAAGAAGTAATACAGCGTTCGCGAGATTTATGCAGTGTCCTAGACTAGACCATTTTGTAAGATTTAACACCAACGGATCTGTTGCTCGTTGCGGGCACATGGTCATGCCTCCGCGATTCACCAGTCTGGAACAAATGAATAACAGTGATTGGTTGGTACACGTCAAAGAATTGATGGCCGCTGATCGATTCCCTAAAGAATGTGCTCGTTGTAAACAAACAGAAGAATTTGATGGTACCAGCATCAGATTAAATAGCATCAAGTTTCATCAACGTCAGACACAAAGGGACTATTTGGTTGTGGGCGGGGTACTAGACAATGTGTGCAACAGTGCCTGTTTGACCTGCGATCCTTGGCATAGCACAAAGATTGGGAGTTTAAGTATACACCCCAGTAATTATTATATCATTGACAATAGTGAAAAGTTTTGGAATTTGCCTCTGGATCGAATAGTGCATCTAGACATCAGCGGAGGCGAACCCAGTGCCAGTAAAAATTATAGATATATACTTGCAAATATTCCTGACAATGTCAAAAGTGTTAGAATCAACACCAACTGCTCGCTGATTATCACAGAAATTGAAGATCTATTGAAACGTGGCATACACGTTACAGTCACAGTCAGTCTGGACGGGCTTGAACAAGTACACGACCTTGTACGCTGGCCCATCAAGTGGGATCGTTTTTATAAAAATTTAATGATCTATAAAAATATGGGCATACAAGATTTGAATACCTGGACCACAGTGAGTGCATTGAATATTGGCGATTTTGATCGTATAGTGGCCTTTACCAAAGAGCACAACATAGGTCATTCTTATGCGTTTCTACACGAACCAGATGTGCTGAATGTCAAATACACAAATTCTTGGACTCGTAATCATGGTCAAGTCTTTCCTGGACAGGTTGCAGTGGGCAAAGATAATCAGTCTGACATTGATGAGTTTGTGTTTAAACAAAAACATCTTCGGGGTATGTTATGACCCATCGATGCTACGCCATAATGCCTTGTGAAAATATCAAAGAGATATCCAGCAGGATATACAATTTTATTGCGACTCAAACTGATCTTTTAAATACAACTCAATTCGGTTGGCACTTTATTGATTTGCCAGCATTGTTGAAACACGCACCCGAGTTGTTTGACTTTTTTCGAACAAATAAATTGATTCCGCGACACGCAGCCATCACCATGGTAGAGACCAACGATCATCTTCCTAAACACGTTGATGAACCGCCAGTGGTTGCAAAAGTCAATATACCAGTATTGAACACCGAACATTGGGCCAATCGTTGGTACGTTGATGATCAAATGGTATCAGAACTAGTTGGCATGAATCAACCCGTAGTGTTTAACTCGCAAATCTCACACAGTGTAGAAATGTTAGAAGGTGCCAGCGTTCCCAGGATTGTGGCCAGCTTTACATTCTACAACGAACCTTTGGATTTGCTGAAATGAAAATTGCAATAACAGGACATTCGGCTGGTATTGGTCAGGCCTTTGCTCGAACGTTTGCAGAACAGGGGCACCAGATAGTGGGTCTTGATCGCCGCAATGGATACAATATTAGAAGTGTGCCCAAGATAGCAGCCATGATTGAACCTTGCGACTGGTTCATAAACAACGCACAAGTTGGGTTTGCACAAACTGAATTATTGATCGAAGTTTATCGTTTATGGAAAAACATTCCCAATAAACGTATCATAAACATCAGCACTATCATGACTTCTCATCCAGTGAGTGTGGTACCTGGTCTAGGAGCCATGGCCTATAGAATACAGAAAAAAGCATTAGAAGAGACACACCATCAACTCAGGTTCCTTGAAACATGGCCGAAACTTACCTTGATCAAACCTGGTGGTGTAGCCACACAACTTGTAGAAGATATTAGTATGAAAAAAGCCAATGTCGACGAGTGGGTCAATACAGTAGTTCGTATATTGGAAATGGCAGCACCCAATTTGGAAGTTACAGAACTTGCACTGAGTGTAAACGATCAATGAACACCAAAGATTATCTAACTAACCGTGCATTTTGTCCCGTGCCGTGGACTGGCCTAATGTACAATGTTGACGGCGCTGTCAAGAATTGTATTCGTAGTGCAACGCCAATTGGTAACCTAAAAGATAATACCATAGAAGAAATATTGGCACAAGATCATGAGATCAAATCAGACATGGCAGCAGGTCGTAAATTTACTCGTTGTAATCCTTGTTATGATCTAGAGCAAGAAAAAAACAATCTAGAGCTAATCAGCGATCGTGTATTTTACCTTAAAGAATTACGTGCCGTTGATCAAAGTCTTTATGATACCAAGGACTTTGATTTACACACAGTTGATATTCGTTGGAGTAATCTGTGTAACTTTGCCTGTGTATATTGCAATGAACAATTTAGCAGTCGCATAGCCAGTGAACGGAATATAGAAATTCGGCGCCCCGAAGATCTCCAGCAACAGGCATTCAAAGAATGGATTTTTGCTCGAGCTGGCCAACTCAAACACGTATATTTGGCCGGCGGAGAGCCCTTGTTGATGAAGGAAAACTTAGAGTTTCTCAACTTATTAAAACAAGTCAATCCCAATGTTAATCTAAGAATAAACACCAATCTAAGCAAAGTTGATACACGCATTTTTGATTTGATTTGTGAGTTCAAAAATGTACATTGGGCAGTCAGTGTTGAAACCATGGAATCAGAATATGAATATATACGTTATGGAGGATGTTGGCAAGACTTCCTTGATAACTTGATTACTATTAAAAAATTAGATCACAAGATATCATTCAATATGTTATATTTTTTACTCAACTATCGAACCATGTTTGAGTGTGTGGATTTTTTAAAGTCAATGGGATTCCATAATAACAGTTTTATCATTGGGGCATTATTGAGTCCAGACTACCTAAATGTTAGACATCTTGACACAGATGTGTTAAACTCTGTACGAGATCAATTGACTCAGCGTATTGAACAGCAACCTGGATTTCTATTAGAAAATGGATATCGTAATGTGTTGGCATACTTGAATCAACCCATAGAAAAAAACTTGCCTCAGTGTTTTGAATATTTGAAACAGACAGATGCAAGACGAAATCTAGACAGCAGAAAAATTTTTAAAGATTTATATAAGGAAAACTATCATGGCTAAACCATTCGACGTAAGTAAATTTCGCAAAAGCATTACCAAAGCAATTGACGGCATCAGCGTTGGTTTCAATGATCCTACAGATTGGATTGGTACCAACAACTATGCACTAAACTATCTGATCTCTGGAGATTTCAACAAAGGCATTCCCATGGGCAAAGTCACTGTGTTCGCTGGGGAATCAGGTGCAGGCAAAAGTTTTATTTGCTCAGGCAATATTGTCAAGAATGCACAAGCACAAGGCATCTATCCCATATTGATTGATACAGAAAATGCTCTAGATGAAGCCTGGTTACACGCACTGGGAGTTGATACCAGCGAAGACAAGTTGCTGAAACTAAACATGGCCATGATCGATGATGTGGCCAAGATGATCAGCGAGTTTGTCAAAGAATATAAATCATTGCCCGAAGATAGTCGTCCCAAGGTGTTGTTTGTGTTGGATAGTTTGGGTATGTTGTTGACACCCACAGACGTCAATCAGTTCACCGCAGGCGATTTAAAAGGTGACATGGGACGCAAGCCCAAGGCACTGACAGCCTTGGTACGTAATTGTGTAAATATGTTCGGTGATCTGAACATTGGCCTGGTTGCTACCAATCACACATACGCCAGCCAAGACATGTTTGACCCAGATGATAAAATATCTGGTGGTCAAGGTTTTATCTATGCAAGTAGTATTGTAGTTGCCATGCGTAAACTAAAACTCAAAGAAGACGAGGACGGCAACAAGATCTCAGAAGTGAAAGGCATCCGTGCCGCTTGCAAGATCATGAAAACACGCTATGCCAAGCCGTTTGAAAGTGTACAGGTCAAGATTCCTTATGAAACTGGCATGAATCCCTACTCGGGCCTGACAGACCTAATTGAAGGCAAAGAACTTTTAAAGAAGGAAGGCAACAGTTTGGTATATACTACAGCTGATGGCGAGATTATCAAGAAATTCCGCAAGGGATGGGAACGCAATGATGATGGGTGCCTGGATCATGTCATGAAAGACATCACCAATAACCCTCACATATTTGATAAGACCAAACCCACAGAACAACCACAAGAAGAGGAAACTGCAGAATGAGCATAGATGTTGATGTTTTAGTTGAAACATATACAATTTTAAAACAGTATATTCCTGTCAAAGATCGTCAAGAAGCTGCCGATAACTTAATGAGTGTCATGGTTGACATGCTCAACGACATTGAAATCAAAGAGTTTGCGGCAACTGATGGTCCTTTGACCAAATCACTCAAAGAATACATGAGTGAAGACGAAGACGAATACTACGACGAAGAATAATGTGGTATAATCGTGTAGTTGCAGATCTAAGCCAAATTCCGGCCTGCATCAACTACTATGAGAATGAACTGTTGTCGGCCAAGGCCGACTGCAAGATTTCAGGTAACGTTGAACGGTCGGTGGCCAACCTACCTGGTATAACTGAGCATAGATTCAATCAGCTACAAGAAATTGAAGCCATATTAAATTACTTGAACATACAGTTACGCAAAATTCGACGTAAGCATTTTCAGAAGTATCTTGAAAGTTATGCTCGTGCGCTGACCAGCAGAGATGCTGAAAAGTATGTGGACGGCGAGGACGAAGTAATTGATTTTGAAACCATCATCAACGAAGTTGCTCTTGTACGTAACAAATGGCTAGGTATGATGAAGGGTCTTGACAGTAAAAATTTCATGTTGGGACACGTGGTTCGTTTGAGAACTGCAGGCATGGAAGATGTCACAGTATGATAGATTGGAAATCTCGAGCAGACACACTACTCGAGGAGTTCAATCTCTGTATGGCATCGCGACCACGACAAAATGCTGTTGACATTCAAATATTAAAAGATACAACAGGCAAATGGGCACATCATTTGAACAGTATGCGAGCTTGGGGCACAGATCTAGAAATAGCCGAAGCCTGCCATCAGCTGGAACCCAGGTTGGATGAATTAAAAAAATCTGTAGTTATAGAAGTATTAAAAAATGGCGCAGTTTAAAACAGCACAAGAAAGTCATGCACATAGTCGCCAGACCATGGATGCTATTTACGAATTTGATACCTTCCTTGACAGTTTGAAAGTTGTTGCTGACATGGGTTGCGGTCGCGGGCTCGATGCCAACTGGTGGGCCACTCTTGAAACTAGAGATGATCCACCTGAACCCAGAAACTATCTAACCTATGCTATCGATTTGGACACCAGTCGTGTTGATCCTGAAGTAGCCAAACTTAAAAACATTAGAATTATCAAAGAAGATTTTTCCAAAGTCAAATTGCCAAAGACTGTGGATTTGATTTGGTCGCACGACGCATTTCAGTATGCAGTTGACCCAGTGGGCACACTGCGTCACTGGAATCAATTGATGACTCCTGATGGCATGTTGGTCATAATACTTCCTCAAAACATTGGTTACTCTTACAATCGCCTGGTCAATCGTACAGAAAACTATTGTTATCATAATCATACTGTTTGTAATTTGATATACATGTTGGCAGTCAATGGATTTGACTGCAATGATGCCTACATAATGAAAAACGCCAACGATCCTTGGATGCACTTGGCAGTTTACAAAAGTCCAGTCGCACCAATGGATCCCGTGGCAACCAGTTTATACGATCTAGCTGAACTGAATTTGTTACATCCTAGTGTAGTCAACAGCGTTACTCAGTGGGGATATTTGCGTCAAGAGGATCTGATATATCCTTGGCTCAACAGAGATTGGTACAGACAAAGAAACTAATATGAAAATTGTTGTTGTCACAGGCGGGTTTGATCCGCTACATTCGGGGCACATAGCCTATTTTGAATCTGCTAAACAGTTGGGCGACAGGCTCATCGTTGGTCTAAACAGCGACGCCTGGCTCGAACGCAAAAAAGGTCGTGCATTCATGCCCTTTATAGAACGTCAGGCCATCATAAGTGGACTAGGTGTGGTTGACAGTGTGATTGATTTCGACGACGATGACGATACTGCCCGTGATGCTATTACACAGGTAAGTTTGATCTACCCCGGCGCTGAAATTGTGTTTGCCAATGGTGGCGATAGAACCCACATCAATATCCCAGAAATGACAGTCGATGACAAAAATTTATCCTTTGCTTTTGGTGTAGGCGGATTCAACAAAGTCAATTCTAGTAGCTGGATTTTGCAAGAGTGGCGGGCACCCAAGACAGAACGTGCTTGGGGTTACTACAGAGTACTACATGAAGTAGTAGGAACCAAAGTAAAAGAGCTTACAGTCAACCCTGGTGCTAGTCTAAGTATGCAACGTCACGAACACCGGCACGAGTTCTGGCATGTGACCGAAGGCTCTTGCGAGGTTGACCAAAAAATGTCTAGCGGTTATAATTTGCCTACAATGACATTAACTAGACACAGTCAGATAGTTATTCCGCAAGGCGATTGGCATCGTATTCGTAATCCTTTTGACGCACCCTGCAAGATTGTAGAAATACAGTATGGCACAGCCTGTGAAGAAGCAGACATCGAACGCGATAAATAACTTATTATGCGTGACCTAATTAATCTCATTGCCCGATCTGAAGATACGTCTTTGGAAATTGAAATCAACCGTCTTGTAGAAGGAATAGATCAAATGATCGAGGCACAACAATCACCAACAGAAGAACAACCGGTAGAAGAGCCGGATTACGCAAACAAGGCCGACTATAATGCTATTATTCCTGCATTGACAGCATGGCTACAAGATGCTGGGGTTGAAGATCCCAAACCTGAATATAGTCTAAAATCCGGACGCCTGGCTGTGATTCGTATGAGTAATGTTACTCCTGTACAGTTGGCTCAGGCTGCCGAAGGTCTAGGACTAGTGCAGAATCCCGATCTAACAGAATTGCAGTCTATATCCAGCGGCCAGTTTGACATTTACAGTTATGTGGGTCGTGGTGTAACATTTACATTTGTGTT